AATCTTTGATTGGTTAAATCAGATTACTTACGATAAACAACCCTGGAATTCATTTACTGAGGAAGACAAGAAATCATTTGAACCATATATGATTCATCGCTTCCTCAGTATGAATCCTGAGTATATAGAGTTTGTAAATTTAGTACAGACTTTTCCATATACTGATAAAGAGAAAATATATAATATATATTTATATATGATACCCAGGAAAAAAATGTTTCTAAAATACATTAAATCATCTACAAAGAAAAAGCAAGAAAAATTGCTTGGGTATATAGCTTCTTATTATGAATGTTCATTAGGAGAGGCAAATGAATATATTGATATTTTAAGAGAGAATGGTGTTAAAGATATCCTAAACAAAATAGGTGTTGATGAAAAAGAACAAAAAAAGTTATTAAAAAATGGATAGTATAGTTGCATCAATAATCAAGCAATTCGAAGATCGAAGTGCAATGGGTAAAAAAAAGTATGGTACTGATTTAGATAGAACTGATCTATCTTTAGTAGACTGGATTGAACATGCTAAACAAGAGCATATGGATGCAATATTGTATCTAGAAAAAATCAAATGGACAATCCTTCAAGAAGAACAACAATAGATTTTGAATAAAAGAACACCGTTCATAGTAAGAACAATTAGGAATCATACTCCTCAAGAGATTAACTACGCGAGTCAAAAAACAATTTCGTACAGCCAGTTTTCTATCTATAATGAATGTCCTCATAAATGGAAGTTGTTATATAAAGATGGGTTACAAGAGTATCAACCTACAATCCATACAGTGTTTGGAACAGCAATGCATAACAGTATTCAACATTATATCACTATGATGTATGAAGAAAGTGGAGCAGCAGCTGATAGATTTGATTTAGAAGGTTTATTTGAAGAAGAATTTGGTAAGACTTATAGAGAAGAATACACCAAAAACAAAAAGACCCATTTTAGTGACCCAGTTGAAATGAGAGAGTTTTATGATGATGGGATTAACATTATAAACTACTTTAAGAAAAACAAAGGTAAATACTTTAGTAAACGAGGATGGCATTTAATAGGATGTGAATTACCAATTGTTTTAAATCCAAACCCACAATATCCAAGTATATTATATAAAGGTTATCTTGATTTAGTCTTATATAATGAAGACACAGATAAACATAAGATAATCGATTTTAAAACATCTACTCGAGGTTGGAATGCCGATACTAAAAAAGATGAGGGTAAGCAATTTCAACTGTTATTTTACAAAGAATATTATAGTAAACAATATAATGTTGATAAAGATAATATTGATGTTGAGTTTATTATTTTAAAAAGAAAAATATGGGAAGAAAGTGAGTTCCCACAAAGTCGAATTCAAGAATTTGCTCCACCAGATGGAAAAATCAAAATGAATAGAGCAATGGGTTCAATGGGTAATTTTATAGAACAATGTTTTAATAATGATGGTTCATTTAAAGACACAAATCATCCTATAACACCAAATAAAAACTGTCAATGGTGTCCTTTTAACAATAATAAAGAACTCTGTAACAAATAGTAAATCCATATATATTTATATACAAATAAAAGCTATGGATAAAAAAGACATGACACTAACATCTGTAAAGATTCAAAGTGAGTTGTTTGAGGATTTTAAAATAAGTTGTGTAAAGTATAAATTTTCTTTACAAAAACTTGTAGATCGAACAATTCATTTATATCTTACAGATGAAGAATTTAGAAAATCAATTCACAATCACAATAATTTAAATCGATAAAAAAGTTTTATGAATCAAAGTTTTGGTTACCTTCCTCAAAATGAACGGAAGAAAATCTTACTAATCTGCGATGACATTAGAGTACACTCAGGTGTAGCCACTGTAGCTCGAGAGTTAGTAATTAACACAGTTCAACATTTTAACTGGGTGAATGTTGGAGGAGCAATTAACCACCCAGAAGCAGGTAAGCGTTTAGATTTAAGCGCTGATACTAATAATAATACTGGATTAACTGATAGTTTAGTCACTTTATATCCAAGTAATGGGTATGGTGATGCTCGTTTGATTAGACAACTAATCCAAATAGAAAAACCAGATGCTATTTTCTTAATCACTGATCCAAGATATTTTATTTGGTTATTCCAAATTGAAAATGAGATTAGAAAGAAAATGCCTATTATTTATTTGAACATTTGGGATGACTACCCAGCACCAATGTATAATAGACCATATTATGAATCATGTGATGCTTTATTAGCTATTTCAAAACAAACTAAAAATATTAATGAATTAGTATTAGGTGATAAAGCTAAAGGTAAAATCATTGAATATGTACCTCATGGTTTAAATGAAAATATTTTTAAACCTCTTAATCAAAATGATGAACAATTAAAAGCATTTAAGAAAGATTTATTTAAAGGTAAAGATATTGATTTTGCTTTATTCTTTAATTCAAGAAATATTCGTCGTAAACAAATTCCAGATGCAATGTTTGCTTATAAAATCTTTATTGATTCATTAACTGAAGAACAAGCAAGAAAATGTGCTTTTGTTTTACACACTCAAGTAATAGATGATAATGGAACCGATTTGGGTGCTGTACAAGAGATGTTATTTGGTAGTGATACTAAATATAATATTATTTACTCTGATAAGTACGGGACACCTGAAGCAATGAATTTACTTTATAACAGTACTGATGCTCAAATTTTATTAACTAATAATGAAGGATGGGGATTAAGTTTAACTGAAGCAATTTTAGTAGGTAATCCAATCATTGCTAATGTTACTGGTGGAATGCAAGACCAAATGCGTTTTAGTAAAAAAGGTAAATGGATTGATTTTGATGCTGAGTTTCCTTCTAATCATACTGGCAAATATAAAGAACATGGTGAATGGGCATTTCCAGTATATCCAACTAATAGATCAATTCAAGGTTCTCCATTAACACCTTATATTTGGGATGATAGATGTAACGCTGAAGATGCAGCTAAACAAATTATGAATGTTTATAAACTATCTAAAGAAGAAAGAAAAGCATTAGGTCTTAAAGGACGTGAATGGGCTTTATCAGATGAAGCAGGTTTTACAGGTTCAAATATGGGTAAAAAAGTAATTATTACTTTAGATAAATTATTTAAAACTTGGAAACCAAGAGAAAAATATGAATTTATAAACACAAATGAAGTTAAAGATAAAGTAGCACCTCATAAATTAGTATATTAAACAGTTATGGAAAACAAACCGTTATTTTTTATCTCCTGCCCTATTGATACTTATAGTGGTTATGGAGCACGCTCTCGAGATTTAGTTAGAGCAATTATTCAATTGGATAAATATGATGTTAAAATTATCCCACAAATGTGGGGTAATACACCTTGGGGATTTATTAATGATAATCCTGAATGGGAGTTTTTAAATGAGTATCTTTGGACTCAACCACAGTTGCCTAAACAACCTGAAATTTGGATGCAAATTACAATTCCAAGTGAATTTCAACCTATTGGTAAATTTAATATTGGTGTGACAGCGGGTATTGAAACAACAGTAGCCCCTGGAGATTGGATTGAAGGCATTAATAGAATGAATTTAACATTAACTTCATCTGAGCATTCTAAAAAAGCATTTTTAGACACAGTATTGCAAAAAGTAGATCAACATACTAATCAAGTAATTGGAGAAGTAAAAGTCGAAAAAATGATTAAAGTATTATTTGAAGGTGCTGACACTCAGATATATAAAATATTAGATAAAGTAGATTCATTCTCTGAACTAAATAACATCAAAGAAAAATTTGCTTACTTATTTGTTGGTCATTGGATTAACGGAGACTTAGGTGAAGATAGAAAAAATGTTGGTTTATTAATTAAAATGTTTTTTGAAATATTTAAAAATAAAAAAGACAAACCAGCACTTATTTTAAAAACATCTCAAATGGGTTCATCATATGTTGATAGAGATGAAATTTTAAAGAAAATTAAAACTATTAAAAAAACAGTTAATAGTAATGATTTACCAAACATTTACTTATTACATGGTGAATTTACAGATACTGAAATGAATGAGTTATATAACCATTCTAAAGTTAAAGCGATGGTTAACCTAACTAAAGGTGAAGGATTTGGTAGACCATTACTTGAATTCAGTTTAACTAAAAAACCAATTATAACAACTAATTGGAGTGGTCATGCTGATTTTTTAAATCCTGAATTTACAACTATGTTACCTGGACAATTAACAGATGTTCATCCAAGCGCAGCTAATCAGTGGTTATTGAAAGAATCACAATGGTTTTCAGTTGATACTGGACATGCAGGAACAACTATTAAAGACATGTTTGAGGATTATAAAAAATATGTTGATGGTGCTAAGCGTCAAGCATATATGAGTAAAAATGAATTTAGTTGGGATAAAATGAAAGATAAAGTAGATGAATTATTTACTAAATATATTCCTGAGTTTCCAAAACAAGTACAATTAAAATTACCTCAATTAAAGAAAATTGAATTACCTAAATTACAAAAAGTAGAAAATAATGGATAAAATTATAATATGCCCCAAATCAGGAGGTGACTTGTGTTATGAAACACAGGTCACGCCTGAAATAACTAACTGGATGTCTTTGTCTTGCGGATACTGGACTAACAGTTTAATGAAAGAAGGAAGTGGATTCTATAATGAACAAATAGAAACACTCCCAGAATTATATAAAGATTTAGCTTGGAAAGATGAATCAACAGAATTAATATGGTTACCTCAAACTATCAATGAACCTAAAAAAGGTATGATATTTGCTAATGGAACTAATGCTAAAGAATGGAAATGGTCAGCTGTTAAAGCAGTACCTGTGATTGAAGAAGAAAAATATAAATTCCCAATCCCAAAACAACCAGGCAAGTTTTATGAGTGGAGAATGGATATGGCTACTATTCAACATTTTGAAGAAAGAGAATTTATTGATGCTTTAGAATATATTGGATTGATAGGATAAATTTGTTATATTAGGGTTATATGAAAATTAGTTATGCAATCACAGTTTGTAATGAACTAGAAGAAATCAAACGTCTAATTCCTTTTCTTCATAAACGTAGACAACCTGGAGATGAAATTTGTGTTTTATTAGATAAACCAAAAACATCTCAATCATTATTAGATATACTTCACTGGTGGTCATCAAATGATTGGATTATTTTAAAAGAAAGTGCATTTCAAGGTCATTTTGCTGATTGGAAAAATGAATTAACAAGAATGTGCTCAGGTGATTATATTTTTCAAATTGACGCGGATGAAATACCTAATGACTTCTTAATAGAGCATTTACCAATTATATTAGAAAATAATATTGATGTGATTTTAGTACCTAGAGTAAATACAGTTCAAGATATTACTCCCCAACATATCCAAACTTGGGGATGGAAACAAAATGAAAAAGGGTGGATACAGTGGCCTGATCATCAATGGAGAATATATAAAAATACTCCTAATATTAAATGGAAAAATAAAGTCCATGAAATATTAGACGGCTATAAAACATACTCCAACTTACCAGAACTAGAAGAATATGCTATATATCATCCTAAAACGATAAAACGCCAAGAACAACAAAATAAATTTTATGGATCATTATAAAAAGTTAATTAGTATTTTACTTCCAACTCGCAAGAGAGTAAAATTATTAGAAGAATGTCTTAATAGTTTAAATAATAAAACTCAAGATAAATCATTAGTAGAAATATTAATTAAAATAGACACAGATGATCAAGAAACTATTGATTTTATTAACCAATATAAAACTACTTCATTAATCAATATAAAAGATGTAATTACAGATAGAAAGAACGGATATGGATCTCTTGATGAGCATATGAATAATTTAGCACTACACTCAGAAGCTGAATTTTTATTTGGATTAAATGATGATGTAGAGATGTTAACAGATGGATGGGAACAAACTTACATTCCATATATTGGTAAAAATTTCTTTTTAGCTACAAATGTTGTTGGTACTAAAGATGGAATAACAACACAATTATGGTCTGGGTATAATGCTTTTCCTACTATACCTCATGATATCAAACAGCATATGGGGGCCCTTCAAGGTCATATAATGTTAGATGATTGGTGGGAACATGTTGTACGACCAATAAGAGACCAAGGTTTTGATTTAAATAGATGGATAAATGTAACTATTTTAAATAAAAGACCTGACGGAGGAGAAATAACTAACTCTCCAATGGACCAGACATTCTCTGAAAGTAGACCGTATATTAATTGGAATCATCATGGTTCTGTTGAAGTAAGAAATTGGACTAATAAATTAATCGAATATATAAATTCCAATCCTAGCAAATTTACAGAATGAAAATACTTTATATAACAAACTATATAGATATAGCAAAAGCTAGTGGAGGATTTATCTCAGATTATCAAAATGATCTTGTATTTTATGGTTTAAGAGAATTATTTGGAGATGATGTTGTAGATAGTACACAAATCATTTCGCTATATAAAGAATATGAGGAGAAAATTAACCCACAATGTTTGTGGGGAGCAATGACTGCTTTTTGGTTAATTGGAGAAAACAACATTGACCGCTCTAATATTGAAGAAAAAATTAAAGATAGATACTATGATTTAATTATATATGGAGCAATCAAACGTTGTAAACAATATTATGATTTAGTTTCTAAATGCTACCCACCTAATAAAATAATTTTAATAGATGGTAATGATGAACCCGAATTAGATCCATTATATACTAAACATCTTTATTTTAAAAGAGAATTACAAAAGTCTCATTCTAACTTATTACCAATTACATTTGGTTTACCTACTTGTAAATTAGCTATTCCTAATAAAAACAAAACACAAGAATACGCTACTTGTATACCAGGACAACCTGAAACATATATTTTTAGAACTGAACAACCATATTATGAAGACTATCAAAAATCATATTATGGTGTCACAATGAAAAAAGCAGGTTGGGATTGTATGAGACATTATGAAATATTAGGTAATTATTGTATGCCTTATTTTATAGGATTAGAAGATTGCCCTGGGGATACTTTAGCTAATTTACCTAAAGAATTATTGCTTGAGGGAAGAGAATTAGTAAATAATTTTGATGAGCAAAAGTATTATACTATATTAGATGAAGTATTTAATTACACTAAAAATAATCTAACAACAATTAGTTTAGCAAAACATATACTTGATAAAATTTAAAATTAAATGTTTTTAAAACAAATTATTAATAAATCTATCTATGGTACTATAGGTTATATTTCATCTCAAGATGATCTAGAATTACTAGAACAGTATATTACCTATAATTTATCTGTTTTAAGAGAATTTAAACAAATAGTCATAGCTACTAATTATAGTTCCCCACTCCAGTCTCAAAATTCTCAATTATGGAAAAAATATTTCCCAAATTGTATTTTAATTGACTCTGAAATAAATAGAGGCCATAATTTTGGAACAGCAGATTTAGATAACTTAATATTTGATTGGTGTAAAGAACATAATGAAGAATGGCTTTGTAAAGTATCTAATGACATAATATTACAAGAACCAGTTTTAAATATAGAAGTAAATGAGGCTGATTTTTATTATTTAATTGGAATATCATATGAAGATTTATATTTAAATAAATTCAATTATGAAAAAATTCTTGATAAGTTTTTTCCTCAAACTAACTTTTATCTTATAAATGTATCTAAATGTGATTATTTAACTGATAAAGAATATTTAAATATAACATTCAATCAAATGTTAACTATTCCTAATTACAATGGTAAAATATGGGAATACATTAATGGATGGAGTTGTGAATTATTTTTAAAAGGATGTGTTGAAAGAAACAATTTAACTAAACACTACTTATTAAATACCACCAAACATAATAATTTATGTAGAGCTGTTGATGCTTATAAAATTGGAGACCCATCCCATAAAAATGTCATGATAGAAGGAATATGCCATTTTCACTCACCTGACCAAAATATTATTGAAATATGATTTTTTCTGAAGTAAAAATATACCAACCTAGCATACATACTGATTTCAGAGGTGATTTATTAACATTATGGAATAAAGATGAGTTTGAACCTAAATTAGATTTCAAACATAATAAAATATCTACTTCTAGAAAACATGTTTTAAGAGGAATGCATGGTGATAATAAATCATGGAAATTAACTTCATGTTTATATGGAGAAATGTATTTTGTAGTGATTGATGCTAGGCCCGAATCAGAAAATTATTTAAAATGGGACTCAATAATATTAGATGATAGGTCTAGAAAATTAATTCTAACTCCTCCTCAATTTGCTATTGGATTTTTGGTTTTAAGTGATCAAGCATTATTAAATTATATGTGGGCGTATGATGGAGAGTATGCTGATGTAGATAAACAATTCACTATAAAATGGAATGATCCAAAAGTTAATATAGCTTGGCCTATTGAAAACCCATTGTTATCATTAAGAGACAACAGTGCTAAATTATTGTAAATGAATGAATTAATTAAAAAAATAGTAGATATAGCTACTTTAAAAAAAGAAGGTCATATTCCAAGTTCATTATCTATATTAGATATAATGTACGTTTTATATAATGAAGTTTTAGATGTAAACGGAATAAAAGAAAATAGAATAGATAGAGATCGTTTTATTTTAAGTAAAGGACATGCTTCATTAGGATTATATGTTATATTAGATCATTTTGGTTTACTTAAAGATGATATTAATACTTTTTGTGATTTAAATAGTAAGTTAGGTGGCCATCCAACTGATAAAATTGATAATGTAGAATCATCAACTGGATCTTTAGGACATGGTTTACCTATAGGAATTGGTTTGGCTTTAGCTTATAAAATAAAAAAATATAAAAGTAGAGTTTATGTCATAGTAGGTGATGGTGAGGCAAATGAAGGAACTATATGGGAATCAGCTTTATTAGCTAACCATCATGATTTAAATAATCTATTTTGTATTATTGATTTTAATCATTCAACTGATAGAGCTGTTGAATTAGGAGATTTAAATGCTAAATTTAAAGCATTTGGATGGGATACTAAAATAATAGACGGCCATAATCAAAATGAAATATTATTAGCTTTAAATAATAAAAGTGATAAACCTACTTGCATCATAGCTAACACTATAAAAGGAAAAGGAATTAAAATGCTAGAAAACAACCCAGAATGGCATCATAAATTTCCAAATGAAGAAGAATATAAAAATATAATTAATAATTTAAAATAAATAAAAATGGCATTAACATTTAAAATGAGAGAAGCAGACCAAAGATTAGGATTAAATAATCTTTGCTTAGCAGTTAAGAATTACATTAATGATGATAATTTACAACTAGTAGAAGTAGGTTCATATTGTGGAGAAAGTAGTGAGATAATAGCTACTCATTTTCCAAATAGTACTTTAAATTGTGTTGATCCTTGGGAAAAATATATAGAAGAAGGTTCTACTTATGATTTAAATAAACAAGAACTAGAACTTAAAGAAGCAGAACAGATCTTCACATCAATGGCTTCTAGATACAGTAATATCAAAAAGAATAAAATGTCATCTATTCAATATGCTAGTCAAATTGAAGATGAAAGTATTGATTTTATTTATATTGATGGTAACCACCAGTATTCATCAGTCATAGAAGATTTAACAATGTGGAACAAAAAAGTAAAGATAGGTGGAATTATATCAGGTCATGATTTTAATTGGGCCCCAGTAAGTAGAGCCATTTATGAATTCTTTGATAAATCCCCAGTATCTGTATTTGAAGATAATAGTTGGTTTTATATTAAAAAATAAATTATGAGAAAACAATTTGTAACAACTATCTCAGATATAATGTCTAAAGATGATAATTTATGTCTTCTTTTAGGTGATATTGGAGTATTTGGATTTAAAAAATGCTTTGAAGAATATCCAGATAGAACATATAACATAGGAATCTTAGAACAAGCTACAGTTAGTCTAGCATCAGGAATGAGTAAAGCTAATATGATACCTGTTATTCATACTATTGCCCCATTTATAGTTGAAAGAGCATTAGAACAATTAAAGGATGATTTTGGTTACCAAAACTTAAATGGAAATTTCATCAGTATTGGTAACTCATATGATTACACTGGTCTAGGGTGTACTCACCACTGCCCAAGTGATGTATCTACATTATCAACAATTCCAAATATGCAAATTATCTCACCAGGTAATTCATATGAATTTGATAATTTGTTTAGACAAACATATAATAATAATACTCCTACTTATTTTAGACTTAGTGAATATGAGCATGATTTAGATTTTAAAGTTGAATTTGGAAAAGCAAATGTTATTAAAGAGGGAAGTAAAGCATTAATAATATGTTATGGTAATATGTTAAAACCAGTTTATAACGCTGTTAAAGATTTAGATGTTACTTTATTATATTACTCAACTATAATTCCTTTTGATAGTGAAACATTAAAAAAATATTTTATAAATAATATTATAGTTTGTGAACCATTTTATGAAGGTTCTACAAATCACCTAATTAATAAAACTTTAGAAGGAGTATATTATAAATTAAGTAATATAGGAATCCCCAGAGAATTTATTTTAAACTATGGTAAAAAACATCAAATAGATGAAATGTTAGGATTAGATACTGAATCAATTAAAATTAAAATTAATAAACTTATATGATGGATTTTTTAAAAACAGATATTAACAATATAGTCAATGGCAATGGTATTGATTTTTCTTATCTTAAAAATAAGAAAGTTTTAATAACTGGAGCTACAGGATTAGTAGGATTTTATTTAACACAATGTGTTAAACATTTACAAAATGAATTAAATATTGATGTATGTTTATCTTATAGAAATTCTATACCAGATTATTTAAAAGAATACTATGACTTTCCTTATCTTGAAATAAAAGAAGATATAACAGACATTGAATTAAAATCAGATTACTTTGATGTAATCATACACTCATCTGGTTACGCTCAACCTATTAAATTCTTAAATGATGGTTTAACTACTATCAAAATTAATACTACAGCTACAATAAATTTATTAAATTCATTAAAAAAAGATGGTAAATTTTTATTTGTGAGTACAAGTGAAATATATAATGGAAATGATAATTTTAATATAACTGAGGAAGAAATTGGTAATACTACTCCATCACATAATAGAGCATGTTATATTGAATCTAAAAGATGTGGTGAAACAATATGTAATGTATTTAAATCAAATGGATATAATATTAAAATAGCTAGATTAAGTTTAGCCTATGGACCATTTACTAAACTTGGAGATTTAAGAGTATTAAATAGTATAATCGATAAAGGACTAAATAATAACAATATCACATTACTAGACGATGGCTCAGCTATTAGAACATATTGCTATATTACAGATGTAGTAGAAATGTTTTGGAATATACTTTTACATGGAAAAGAAACAGTATATAATGTTAGTGGATTTTCTAGTAGTTCAATTAAAGAATTAGCAGATAAAGTAGGAAAAAGATTAGATAAAGAAGTAGTAACATCTTCTTCATCTAGTTTGGCTGGTAGTCCTAAAATAGTTAATATTAGTTCAGAACGATATATAAAAGAATTTAATAAAAATAAATTTGTAGATATGGAAACAGGATTAGATAATACTATAGAGTGGATGAAAAATATAAATCAATATAAAAGTTATGATCAAATTAGTAAGTGATACAATTGATAAAAATGATATTAATTCTTTAATTGAATGGTTATCTCAAGATGAAATACCTCGATTAACAAAAGGAGAATTAACAATTGAATTAGAAGAAAAGTGGGCTAATAAAATAGGAACCAAATACTCAGTATTTGTTAATTCAGGCTCTTCATCTATCCTATTAACATTAGCTGCGTTAAAACATAGTAATAGGTTAAAAAATAATAAAGTAGTTATCCCATCATTAAGTTGGGCTACTGATTTATCTTCACCTATTTTATTGGGGTTAAAGCCAATATTATGTGATTGTAATATAAATGATTTATCTTGTGATTTAAATCACTTAGAACATTTATTTAAAACAGAATCCCCAAGTGCTCTTATATTAGTATCTGTTTTAGGATTAGTACCTGATATGAAAAGAGTAGTTGAATTGTGTGATAAATATGATGTTTTATTATTAGAAGATGTTTGTGAAAGCATGGGTTCTAAATATGAAGATAAATATTTAGGTACATTTGGTTTAGCCTCATTTTTCTCAATGTATTTTGGTCACCATCTAAGTACTATTGAAGGAGGATTTATCAATACAGATGATGAAGATTTTTATTATGCTTTATTAATGATGAGAAGCCATGGGTGGACTCGTGATCTACCTCCACATAAACAAACTGAATATCAATCTAAATATAAAGTAAGTACTTTTGATAATTTATATAACTTTTATCTCCCAGGTATGAATTTAAGATCAACTGATTTACAGGCATATATTGGGTTAAGAGCTATAGATAAATTAGATAATTTTAGTAAAATTAGGAATTCTAACTTTAATCATTATATTAATAATATTAAGAATAATGAATTGAATATACAAGTAAATCCAAATGATTTTGTATCAAATTTTGCTATGCCTATTATTTCTAAAAATAGAGAAAATATTTTAGAAAATCTACTTAAAAATAATATTGAATGTAGACCTTTAATAGCAGGAAATTTAGCTAATAAACCATTTTGGTATGAAAATTTTACTAAACCTGAATTAAAAAATTGTGAATTAATTGATCAATATGGCTTTTATATTCCTAATCATCAAGACTTAACTAAAAACGATCTTAATAAAATAATAGAAATAGTAAACAATGAGTAAAAAAGCGTTAATTACAGGTATTAATGGTCAAGATGGATCATATTTAGCTGAGTTGCTACTAGAAAAAGAATATGAAGTGTATGGCACATTAAAAAGAAACTCAGTAGCAGAAAATCAAACTTTTAGATTAGACCCAGTCTTTGGGAAGGTAAAATTAGAGTATGCTGATTTAACAGATATGGCTTCATTAGTAAGAGTTATGACTAAGGTGATGCCTGACGAGGTATATAATTTAGCCGCCCAATCTCACGTTGGAATATCATTTGACCAACCAGTATACACAGCACAAGCTACTGGAGTAGGGACTTTAAATTTATTAGAAGCAGTCCGTTTAATAAAACCCGATACTAAAATTTACCAAGCATCATCATCAGAAATGTTTGGGAATAATATAGATAAAGATGGTTACCAAAGAGAAACAACACCAATGAATCCTGTTTCACCTTATGGATGTGCTAAAGTATATGCTTATAATATAAGTAGAAACTATAGACATTCATACGGAATGTTTATTTCTAATGGAATATTATTCAATCATGAATCTCCAAGACGAGGAACTAACTTTGTAACAAATAAAGTTTGTAAGGAAGCAGTTAAGATTAAATTAGGTTTATCTAATGAATTAAAATTAGGCAATCTAGATGCTTCTAGAGATTGGGGCCATGCAAAAGATTATGTTAAAGCAATGTGGGAAATACTTCAATTAGATAAGTCTGATGATTTTGTTTGTGCGACAGGTGTATCTCATACTGTAAGAGAATTATGTGATTATGTTTTTTCATCATTAGATTTAGATTGGAAAGAGTATGTCATAACTGATGAAAGATATTTACGTCCTGAGGAATTACATAATCTAAAAGGTGACTCAACTAAATTAGTTAAAACTACAAATTGGACTCATGATTATACATTTGAGACAATGTTAGATGAAATGATTAATTATTGGTTAAATTATTACACAAATAAAAAATAATGGAGAAAACAGCTATATTATTAGGTTGCAGAAATGATGGTTATAAAGAAGATGAAAGAATAATCACATGCTTAACATCAATGGTCGAAACATTTGATGAAGTTTGGTTTTGTGATTGGAACTCACCTTCTAATAAAGGTCCATTATTATGGAAATTAAAAGATCAAATTCCCCAAACTGGAAAAATTAGACATTTTGTTATTGATGAAAAAATAGCTAGTATTCTAACTAATTATAATCCAAATGTGAGTCCATTTAATGGAGTTATTTCCCAAAATATAATGTTAAGAAGATGCCAAGCCGACTGGATAGTATGTTCTACTATGGATATTATAGCTCCTAAAAAAGAATATTTAGATGAATTTATATCAAAAGTGGATAAAAATACTTTTTACTCAATCTCTAGAAGAGATGTTGAATATTCTGAATTAGAAAAAATGGGATTTGAGAATTGGAGAGCATTTAGAGATAAAATGGATATTGAAAGTAAACCTAGAATCTTACCAGCTAAAGTGACTCCAAATGATAATTATAGTCTAATCAATTGTTGTGGTGATTTTCAATTTGCCCATAAAAATATATGGAATAGCATTAAAGGATTTGAAGAACAAATGATATATTCTTGTTTTAATGATACTAATATCCAGAAAAAAGCAGTATTAAACGGGTTTAATTTAACAGCTCATTTTGATTTACCATTATATCATTTATCTCATACTGGAATGGGAAATGATGGTTCATCTCCTTCAAAACAACATTATAATAGTCCTTGGGATTGGGTAGAGTATTTTCAAGAAACTCAAAACAATGATAGTTGGGGTTTAGGAAACACAGAGATTGAATTTGAGATTATCTAAATAGTTTGGCTTACTTAGATTTTTTTATTATATTTAGACAAATAAAAGGTTATGGATTACGAATATCAAGATTATTATTTCTACGCTAATAATGATGCGTTTAGAGAACCAATTGGAACATGCTCTGCGGGCACATTAGGTATAGCTATTTATTATTTTGCTTCAATGAAAGCATTAAGTACAGAAGAATTTTTAAAACTTTATTCAGTAGGAGTTAAAAATGAGTCTAAGTAATTTTGGTAAATTAAAAATATCTAAACGTAATCGTAAATCGGATGAAAAAGAAATATTCATCGAAACTGTTATTTTATTAGAACATTGTTGGTTAAAAACAAATTTTCTACATGAAGAAGTGAAAATTGATTTATGGAATTATGAAGAAAATTATTATAAAGTGATTGAGAATCTAATCTTTATGAAATATACAGAAGACGTAGCTAATTTAATTCTATGGTATGTATATGATAGATTTGACGCTGATGGGAAAATATTAGGTTTAGATATCACATTCCCTGGGAAAGAACCAAAGCGTTTTATTCTTAAAACACCAACCGAACTTTGGAATCTAGTAGAAAAAATAAATAAATCAAATAGTAAAGAAAAATGAGTAGACAATGTATTACATGTGGGGTTGAGATTGATCCGAGACGAATAGCTATTTTACCTAATACACAAACATGTACACAACATTCAACAGCTGAAAAGAAAGTAGCAATGACTGTCCAAATGGGAGAAGGTGATCACACATGGATTGAGACATATGCCATAGACAAAGAAGTGTATGACCAAATCCAGTCAATAGAGAAAAAATACAAAGAACCAATCACTCTAGAAGATAAATCTGAAGTAACACATACTGATGAAGATGATTTTACAGTATGGGATGAAACATTATTAGATGGTTTAGAAGAGGATGAATTCCCAGATGTAGAGGAGTTATTAAATAATGACGAGTACACTGAAGACGAAGACTAATGCCTACAGCTAAACCTATAACAAAGGAAATGGTTATAAGTGCTATGGATAAAACAAAATCCGTACGTGCAGCAGCCCGATATTTAAATTGTTCATATACACATCTTAAAATGTATATGAAAATGTATAAAGATGAGAATGGAGTATCTTTATTTGAATTACATAAAAATCAATCAGGTAAAGGTATTCCTAAATTCTTATCAGCATCCCACCATAATAAAAAAGAACCAGCTATATTAGATGTTATTGAAGGTAGAGTAGATGCATCTCACTTCAACCCACAGAAGTTGAAGTATAGGATGATAACAGAGGGTTACTTAAAGGAAGAATGTGCTAATTGCGGCTTCCATGAAAGACGAGTTTCTGATTATAAAACCCCACTGATAATGCACTTCAAGGATGGTAACAAACAACATTATGGTCTTAACAATATTGAAATGCTTTGTTATAATTGTTATTATTTAATGATTGGAGATGTATTTGATAATAAACAACTTGATGGTTTAGAAGATCATAAACCAACTTATAATAGTCAAGTTGATTGGGAATTAGATGATTACACTAAACAAAGATTAATAGAATTAGGTCTTGAAAAACCAAAACCAATAGACGACGGATCAGAATTTATTAGTAGACTTTAATTAATATTTATAAACAAAAATGAAGAGGAGTAAGAAACATCAAGAGGTGATAACTGATTATGATGTGATCAAATCAAAACACCTTGATAAATTAGCTACAAAAATGTTGGCTAATGATGAGAAGAATATTAAATTAAAAGGTAAAGAAATTGATCCAAAATTTTTAAATTTATTTTAATGATGGCAACAGAAATCAACTTAAAGAACAGTGAGGAATTTCAGGAAATGATTGACCGAAAAGATTTCACAATTGCCAAAGCAGTTGTAGAATCAATCTTATCTAACCTCAATGGCCGTAAAAAACATGTTCATGTCCTATCAGTTAACTGTTTGGAAGAAGCATCAACATTTGATATTACTTTAGATAGAAAATATTTTACTGAAACACTACAAGAGAACCTAAAATACTATGTGGAACAAGAGTTATATGAAGATTGTTCTAAGATAGTAGAAGCTATAAACACACTAAAAGAAAAAGAAACACATGGCAGCAAAAGCAAAGACAAACACAACAAAGGCGTTCATTAAGAAACCAAGAAAAAAAAGACCTGGAGTACATTCAAAATGTAAATTTAGTAAATTAAAATCAAGTAAGTTATATAAAAAATTAAACAGAGGACAAGGTTAAAGTTATGAGTAAAAACAGTGTTATGCAAAATTACAACAGTCTAAAAGATTATATTTTAGCAGCTGAGGGTGGACGTAAGAAAAAACAACGCCCAGTTAAAAAAGAAAAATTTATCAAAACAGCTAATCATCCAGCTTTACGTTATGAAGACGAAGAAGAAGGATAGTACATTAGACTATTTTGAATCTATATCTGATGATGACTTAATTATGTTAGCATCATTAGATTGGGAAGCTTTAGAGACATTCTGTATGTTATTGACATTAGATATAGAAATACAAGCCGAAGCAGAGCAAAAAAAGAAAAGTCAAATCCTTAGTTAAGGGTTTGGCTTTCTATTTTTGGTTCGTTATATTTAGGTCAAATAATAAAGGTTATGAAAAAAGTAGGAAAAATCACCAACACATGGAAGAAGGCACTTGATTTGATTAAATCAAAACAAGTAAATGAGGCTGTAGAAAAATTAGATGAATGTCTATTGATTCTAGCTTTAGAGACAGAAAAAGGTACTGATGAATTAGATGGACACACTCTTGATCTATGGAAGATGAGAGTATGGGTTAAATTAGAAGATCTAAATGTTATACCTGCTTACGATGCCCAAATCTAAGAAAAAGAAACAACCCATAATTGATCCTGATTATAAACCTTTTATTATCTTAAATGATAAACTCCAAGTTTGGGTTGGATTAAGAGATGGAGGTAGAAGAGCAGTATTCTCAGATAATTTTGATAATGCTAAAATATTAGGTTATGAAGAACAATTTGTCCATATCTGTAGAATATCTGATGGACATATAATAAAAGATTATATATGAATTTGATTATAGGAATGCTGCTCGGATTAACAGCTCAGTTTTTAACATTTGTCCAATTACAAGGTAGATGGAAATTTGATTGGATGAAAGAAAATCCATGGTGGATGGTTTTACTAGGCTTACCTATTTCCTACTTATTCATGAGCTCAGTGAAATATATGGTTGAGTATTTTGATGGTCAATTTTGGCCTTCTAGATTAATAGGTTTTGCAGTTGGAACAATTGTGTTTACATTTATGTCTATGCTCTGGTTTGATGAACCAATTACTACTAAAACAGGTATATGTTTAAGTTTGAGTATTTTAATTTTGTTAGTGCAACTATTTTGGAAATAATATGGCTGAAAAAAGAGGACAAACAGTAAAATTAATTTATAATTTTCCAACTCAATTAAGTACTGAGATTGGTTATGAGGATGGATTTTGGGTTAGGGTTACTTGTAATCGTTTTAGAAGTTATAATGGCCCAAGACGAATACTTTATTTTAATGGAGAAAATAAAGGTGAGTATAAAGATTATAATGGTCCTGTCTATTATTTTGATTCTAATATTGTATTAAAAGATAAAACTAAAAAAGGTTATGTTTATTTAAATGATATAGTTCCTAAACCTAAATTGCGAGTAGGTGAAGATCATTTTCTAAATGATGAAAGAGTTAGGGAACAATTAGAGAGGTAGAGTATGTATATACATGCAAGAGTTATTCCAAAACCATATCTCTAAAATAAATAAGATAATTAATTCTTGTACTACTTGTGATCATATTTTCTCAGCTAAACAAATTGTAAAAAATTTTATTGATTATTGGAAAATTAAAAAAATTAGTGTTAAAACATTAAGACACTATCTAAAACACTTTAACACATTAATAACCCTTAAATTACGAATAATAAATTTTGATTATGTCTAACGAAGAAAGAATTGAAGAAATACTTTATCAAGCTCATGCTGCGGGTGATGTAGAAAAGTTTTATAAGTTGGTAAATGAGTACCAATCTAAAAATCAAGATAAATCAAAACGACTAATCGATTTTTATGAAATGGCTCACTTTAGATTAAAATTTAACCGATAATGTTTGGCTCTCCATGAGTTAGATGTTATATTTAGATATAATTAAAAACATAATGGAAAAGAAAACATTAAACGGATTAAATGAGCGACATGTTGCTCAAATCATCAGACGTAAAATGATACAAAGATGTAAACCATCAGCTAAAACTTATAAACGCGAAAAATACAAATATGGCGAGGAGTAAAATGTTTTGGGTCCGCTTTCCAAATGAAAGTGAATATCAAGAAATCAAACTTGATATAGATAAATTTGAACGAAGAAATGAGTTTGATGATGAGGTATTTGGATGGTATGATGGAACTTATATTAGTATTAAAAAATGAAGCAGTTATATTTTTATAATGGTGAAGTATATGTTATATTAAGAGCTATTCCTATAAGTTATTTTTTTAATAAAGAAGGTGAGTTAAAAAGAGATTTATTACATTTGTGGAAAGAAGGATTAGATGCAGATCATGTTTTGAAAACTGAGTCTCATTTTCTATTATGTGAAACAATTAAAGAACCTGAATGGGAGGAAATTCATGAACAAGAAGAGAGTATATCGGAACTTAGTGCTTAGTGGAGAAATAAGCGAAGAGTCAGCTCAAAAAATCATTCAACATATAAATGATATTAATGAAGATGATTTT